GTGGAGCTTTCTTAATATTCTTACCTAGCACTATAGGGGATGTGATCTGTTCCCAATGTTTACACGCAGAGCAAGGTTCAGGATTCTCTTCTGCAAATTTTGCGCACGTGTAAGGACCCTTTATAAGATCAACCTTATCTTCTGTTAAACGTTTACTGTACCCCACATGCCTCTCTGACATCTTATGCACAGCTTTTTCTGCGTCGTTGCAAAACTTAGCCACAGATAAACCTGCTCTCCATAGCGGTTCACTTATATCTTGTTGGTTTTCTAGTATGTTTTTTAACTGTTCACACCCTTCCCCTTTCATAGTCTTATTTAGTATAGTCTTAAAACTATGTTCAGAGTTTTCTATCATGGCACGTTTTAAAGCATTCTCTTCGTTGTCTACCTTGGTGGGTATAGCTACACCTTCTTTACCTACCAAACGTGCAAACTCGTCAAATTCCACGTCACGGAACTCACCCGTACCAAAAAACCCCACAGGTTTTCTCTCTCCTCGTTTATGGTTGTGTGTCTCAGGTACTCTGAGTACCCGCGCAGCGTCAGCAGTTACACCATTGTCTGCTAACAAGTTATGCTGTATACACAAACTCTTCAGTCCCTGGGCTACAGGAAGCCACTCGGAATAAGATATACTGTCTGTAAGAACCCAGTATACATGCACACCGTTCCCAGAGTTTATCAACATAGGTCTAGGTAGCCCTGTCTCTTTTATAAACCTTTTTAAATCTACAAAAGCCGCGTTCTGGTTGGGGTATTCCTTACCTTCCCCACAATCCAAATCTAAATAAAAAGAACTCAAGCTTTTAACATTTACAACTGTTCTATCGTTACCTGTTCTAAACGTAGCTAAACCAAAATAAGCATCTTTGCCTGAAGCATCTAACCGCTGTGCTTCTTCTATTACGTCATCTAAAGTTGAGTGAAATGTCTGTACCTGCTTGCCACCAAGCCCCAATACAGAGTAATACCCATCCCCTAGAACCTTCCCTAAAAAGTCTTTTGTTTTCATTTTTCCCACTCCGTGCCGAAGACACCACGACAGGACACGGCACATCGCCCTTTCGGTATAAACCTAGTCGTGGTGTGATTCTATTAGTCGTCCCAATTATCAATAATAGAATCCAAGTCGTCATCCGTCGCCTTAGTGGGAGGGGAAGGCTTCTTAACGACCTTCTTTGGTTCAGCTACAGGCTCTTCCTTCTCCTCTACAATGACGAGAGATTCCTCGAAAGGATTATCATTATTAGCATATACAAATCCATCAGTAGCTTCAAAAGGATTTCTATCTTCCATCGGTACATACTTGATAACCTGTACTGCTTTGAGACGTAGTGATACATTCTGCTTGCCACCCATATCATATGGAACAAATTGTACACACACATTAACTGTGCTACCTGTAGTTAGTAAGAAGTCATTAGGTAAATTACTACCCTTCGCATCAACCTGCAAAGGTTTCTTAGTAACTTCGTTCTTGTATGCGCCCTTCAGATTAGACTTGTGCGTATACATACCATCGTCGTCTTTAACAAACGTTCTCTCCAACTTATCAGCCCATTTTTCTTTCTTGTTAGCTTGGTAACATTTTGACATAGCAGAAAATAAACTTTTAGCTGTAGCTTCATCCATACGAAACTGTATAGAGTATTCTGCGTTCTGGTCTCTAGGCTCACAAGGTACAGATCTGCCCTCGTTACTGTCAAAGTGATAAGTTCTATTAATCTTAGGCCATAGAGCTACCACATTTTTTATAATATATTGTTCCATTTAGTTCTCCTTCTCTCTATATTATAGGTCTTCATCTAAATTTTCTAATGGATCTGCGCCCATTGTTTCTTCACTACGTTTACTAGTTACTTTAGTTAATGCTTCAGATACATCTTTAACACGAAACCTGTAGGTACTACCTATTTTTACATAAGTATCCTCTGGAATATGTTTCTGACGTACCCAGGCACGAACAGTTGATACAGACACACTAAAGTGTTTAGCTATGTCTTCAATCGGTACAAAAGGTTCATTCATTTTTTCCTCACAGAAATTGTTGTTTCTTCTTCAATCTCTAAACCCTCTGGCTTGAGTTCAGGATTTTCTTCTAAAAACTCTCTCATGTTCGCCTGATTGATACGTTTGTCTAGTAACTGAGGTGCGTTCTCTTCCACAATAAGTTTGTGTATTGCATCCCATTCACTTACCCAATACTTCCTCTTAGTCGAACGAAAGAATAAGCCTTCAGAAGTTCTCACGCTTTCTACATTATGATCTTCGCAATGTTCTAGCATTGCCTGTTTTACACGATCCATATCTCTAATAAGTTCTCCGTCTTGTTCTTTGAACTTAGCAGATAACATAGATCGCTCTGCTCTTATACGTAGATACGCTTTTGCCAGTTTGTCAGGGGTAACTTTAGCACCCATATCTCTCTCCTCTTATTATTATTATATGATTACATATAATGAAGTAATATACGTTAGTCAAGTACTTCTTTGTAAAGTTCTACAAATTTTGTGTGAACGTTTATTCTTTTGTCTAATAGTCTATAAACGTGTCGTTCTGCGTCAGACCCTTGCAGTTGCACGACAGTACATTTATGTTTCTGTCCTGATCTATGCACACGTGCGTTCGCTTGGTCGTATGTTTCTAACGAGCTTGTAGGTCCCCACCACACAACTGTGTTAGCCCGTGTTAACGTGACACCGTGCGCTGCCGCTTGTGGCTGTATCACCAATACCTGTGGGTCAACGTTCTCTTGGAACTGTTTAAATATGTTAGTCCTCCTGTGAGCAGGAACATCTCCACGTATAACTTCTGTTGTTATATTTTCTGAACGTAGTTTATCTGTTAATATATCTATAGCGTGAGTAAACGGTACAAATACAAGAACCTTTTGACTTGATTCGTCAATCACCTCTCGTAACACTTTATATCTATTATTTATATCAAACTCTAGCACCCCACCATCGTCTGTGTAGATAGCCCCTGCTGAGATTTGTAATAACTTGTTAAGAGTAACAGCCGCATTTATGGCGGTTATTTGTTCACCTGTAATGTCTAACACAAGTTTTGTCTTTAGTTCTTTGTAGTATTTCTTTTGCTGTGCTGTAAGCTCCACCTGCCTTTTTACATATATCATAGGAGGAAGGTCTAAGCACTCGTCCTTCGTAAAACGTATAGCAGGTTGTAAAGCTCTAAATACTGTATCCGTGGCAGTGGGGCGTATTTTCCATGTAAACTGTGATACCTTAAACATAACCATATCTTTGAAAGCACCGAAAAATCTAGGTACTCGGTTCGGGCTTACAAGTTTTGCTAACCCATATGCGTCCGTAGGGTTCTGCGCAGCGGGTGTACCTGTCATCATCCACAGCCACGTGTTATCATGTACTAACTGACGTAGTAATTTCCAGCGCCTCGTCTGAACATTCTTATAGTGTGTGGCTTCGTCTACTATTATAAGGTCAAATCCACCTTTCTTCAGTTCGTCTAATACAATACCAATACCATCGTAGTTTATCACTACATAATCTGAGCCTTCTCGTATTATCTTTTTACGTTTATCTGCTGACCCATGTGCCACCGATACTGTTCTATGTGTAGCAAATGTAAACAAGTCACCACGCCATGCGCTATCCATGATCGACAGCGGGCATACAACAAGCACACGGTTCACAACACCCTGTTTCATTAAAAAATCTGATGCCCATATAGCACTTGCTGTCTTACCTGTACCTTGTTCGTTGAAACAAAATCCTTTTTGGTGTATAGTAAGGAATGATGAAGTCGCTACTTGGTGTTCAAACGGTTTATATTTTCCTGTCCATTTGTATTTTGCTTCTATGGGGGACGGTGATTTTATACCTAGCTGATTCAGGCTCTGTGCTTCTGAAATTCCCCAATTAACTATTACTTCATTGTCGCTAACCTTACGGCTCTTAGGTATAGCGTCAATAACTTTACTGGGGTCACGTAAGCGTAAGCGTAACGCCTTGTTGTCTACTATTTGCATTTCTCTCTCTCATTTTATTTTTTATTTTTTATTTTTTCTTGGGTCGTCCGCGCTTTGGCTTTTCTACTTTTTCTTCTTTCTTTTTAAATAAACTCATAAACTTATTAAAAACAGCTTTGGGTATCTTCCATATAGGGTTATCTAATAAAGATATCATTTCTTGCTCCTTTTCTTCTGTCCGTTTCTCGCTCTATTTTTTGACGGGCTTTCTAACTTAGTACCATCTTTATTAGAACCTCCTTTACTTAACATCTTATTGTGAGATACATCTTTACCTTTACGGTTTATACCCTTCTTGTCATAAGCTCTTCTAGCACGTTGACGCTCCATCCTATCGGGGTGTTCACCTCTTGCTTTCTGTTGTTTATATTCTTTCTTATATGGTCTAGGCGATTTTGTATATGGCATCAGTTACTCCCATTATATACACATTCAATCACTGCGCAGTGTCGTTTACATAATCCACTAGGACGTGCGTTCCACGTATCATTATCATACGCAATCTGCATGCGATCAAAACTGGCTAACCATTTATCCCATAGTGAGGGTACATCTTCAAATGTATATTTAGCTTTTATAAACTTTTTAGCTATAACAAACATCAAACCTGCGTATACTTTAGTTACTTCAGGGAAGTATTTAAATGTTGCCATTGCCATTAACTCCAGTTGACCCTTGTCCGCGTACTCCGCATTTCGTCCAGTTTTGTAGTCTACCACCCAAGCTTTTGTTCCGTCAACTATTACTAGATCGGCTATACCTCTCCACCAAACATCTTTGTCTTGAAACCCACACGGCTCTAGGTCGGCTGTAAGCCCCATACGCATCTCTGTAAACTTCTTACCCTGTCTACGTTTAAGTGCTTCCAGGGGACCTTTAAGGAA